AAACAAGAAACTAGGGTGCAACAATCCTTAGACGTTTTGCTAGAAGGCGTAAACGAAATCAAATTGCTACTTGCTAAAAAAGGAATTGAATGAATGCAGATTAAAATGTCTACTCGCTTAGTTGTTTTGACTAAAACCAAAGCCTTTAAAATTCCATTAGACCGTCGAGGATGGTTGCAAGGAATCAACGAAGGCAAGGTTTGGGAAACCTACAAAAGCAGCGGTCATCTTGCACCGCTTCTTTGGTCGTTAGGTGGCTTTGTTTGTATGCGCAGAATAACAGCAACAGACAAAATAATGCCGCAGCTAGTTGACATGGTGAAAGCAACTATTCCCGCTTTAAACATTACCAACTGTGATTTGTACCGTGCGGAAAATTGGGGTACGTACAATAATGCTTGCGTTCTTTTGGATTACGGTATTGACAAACGAATTTCTAGAATGTACTGATGAAACGACAACAGCAATATGAAGATAGTTTCTACTTGGTCCTAGTGGGTTTAGTTGGGTTGCTTTTATCTGTGCTTTATTTGCTATGAGGCAGGTCAAAAAAATCATTTTGCATTGCACAGCAACGGTTGAAGGTCAAGAATTTGACATCACAGACGTCGACCGCTGGCACAAAAAAAGAGGTTGGAAGTCGGTGGGTTATCATTACCTGATAAAACAAGACGGAACGCTTCAGGTTGGAAGAAGCTTAGACGAAGTAGGAAGTCACGCAAAAGGTGAAAACAGCGACAGCATTGGAATTGTCTATGTCGGAGGTTTAGACGCAAACAAAGAACCAAAAGATACCATGACGGCTTATCAAGAGCTAACTCTTATGGAATTAATCTTTAGCTTGCGAACAGTTTTCCATTGGATGCCCGTTCACGGTCACAATGAATATTCCAGCAAGGCTTGTCCGTCATTTGACGTTCAGGAGAAATATAAGTTTATCAACGAAAAAATATAAAAATGAGTTTTCTAGCACAATATTGGAGTGAAATTTTAAATGTCGTTCTCGTTGCAGCAGGTACTATTACTGCATTGACCGAAACAAAAAAAGACGACAAGGTAGTCAACGTATTATCACGTATCCTCCAAGCCGTCGTCTTTGGTAAAAACCGGAAAAAGTAGTCCGGCTTTAGTTTAGTATTCTCCCGTGAACTTTTCGATAGTTCCGTCCATGTTTACGATACCTCTGGTTTCCGGCTCGTCTTCGACCTTCCACTTTTTTGCCGATTGAAGTGCCGTCAAAATTTCGACGCTTTCTTTTAGCTTTTTCTTGTGGTAGTCAATTTCCCATTTCTTGTCTTGTATCAACTTATCTAAGGCATTGATTTCGGTGTGGTCTTCCATTGTTATTTATCGTTTAATTGTTCGTAGTCGTGGTCTGCGCGTTCGAAGAAGTCAGGACTTGTGTCCTGCTCTTCGTCGCTGGGGTAGTCGTAGCCTTCTCTCCACATTATCGGGGGGCGATACCTCGTGTTGGTTGTGTACCCCAAGCTAACTCGTGTGAGTTGCGGTTGCGCTCATCGTCGTAGCCTTTCTCAATCCATTCGGCTTCGTCGAAGACATTAAACTTTTGGTCGGTGGTCAGCTCGTTGAAGTGCTTGCCGTACCATTCTTGCGCTATGCGCTTCATTTTAGGTGTTGGTGCCATGTTGTGGTATTTGTGTGGTTTTCCATACCTCCAAAGTTAACACTTTCTTTTCCATAATCCTTGGATATTGTAAACTTTATCTTACCTTTGTCGCTAAACCACACCAATGAAAAGAGGAGCAGTTTACATTAACGCAACCGTAAGTGCCGAGGCTATAATTTACAAGGCACGGGCTCTTTCGGTGTTTTCAACAAAACGAGATGCGGAAAAATGGCTGGAACGTCAGGTTGCTTTTGAACCTCATAAAGAGTTTACGTACAGGGCAGTCGAAGAAGAATTCTGTGAACACACAAGACGCTGGTCAGAAGCTGAAAATTAAAACAACGGTATATCCAACGGGCAAACCAATCTCCCTTAATGATTGGTACAACCATATACACCAAATCGAAAAACGATGGTATCAAAAATCGAATCGGTCACTCCAGCCGAGTCCTACACGGACGACTATGGACAAAAATGGGCTTTCATCTACACCTTCCAAGACGGAACTGTTATCAAAGCTTCTCACAAGTCTCAAGCATCACCATTCCAACCGGGACAAGAAGCTGAGTACGAAATCAAAGGAGAGTACGAAGGCGTGAGCCGAGGCTCGGTAAAAAAGCCCGGATTTAACGGCGCTGGAAATTCTGCAAAACCGATGAGTTTTGGTTATTCAAACGACTCAAAAGACGTGAGGATTGGTAATCAATGGGCAATTAACTGCGCGGTTCAAGTGTTGCAGTTGCAGGTGACCACCGGAAGTCAGATAACCATTGAAAATATTGGTCGACTTGCAAAGGAGTTAATCGAACTTAGAGAATCAATCAAATGACACACAAAGAAAGGTTGTTATCATATCTTGAAGCGAACAAAAAAATAACGTCGCTGGAGGCTGTTTACGAATTAGGCAACACTCGGTTGGCAGCTACTGTTTTTAATCTTCGTGATGAAGGTTACAATATTGAAAGCACGGACAAAAAGGTTCCGACGCGATGGGGAAAAGAAGTGTCCGTAACTGAATACATATATCATGGGAAAAATAAAGGAAGCTTATCCTAACATTGACGTTACTAAACCTCGCACTTTAGACACTTTCATTAAGATGTATTTTGGAACACAGGACGCTGCCGACATTGTTTTGCAAAGGACTAAAAAAACTTGCAATCGATGGTACAACGCAGAACCGAGAAGTTTTTTAAAAGTTCTACCTGAATTAAAAAATGAAAGCGGAATGGAGTATGGTGAAATCGTCGAGTTAATTCTACAACGAGATGCCGACGTTACAGCATTACGAAACTCTGAAGGTGGAAGACCTTAAGAAAATGCGCAAAGAACTGTTACACTTGATTTTGAAAACTGAGGGATATAAGGCGTACTTGTTGAACGAAGAACTACAAAAAGTGAAACGCGTTTTAGTAACAAGAACAGGTGACCAAAGATGGAGATGACAGGACTTTGGATACCAGTTTCTATAATTAAGGAACCATCGCTCACCGCAGTTGAGAAGTTTGTACTTGCAGACGTCTTGGCTATGGTAGGCGGTGGTCTTCCTTATTTTAAATCGAACGCTCGGATTGGTCTTGACTTTAATGTAAGCGCAGGAACAATATCACGGAGCGTCAGTAACTTGATTGCCACAGGTCATTTAGAACTTGTAAGTTTTGATGGCAGGAAAAGAGAGGTAACCGTAAACCCTGCATACTTAAAGCCGGGTACTCAGAGTAATCAGAAATGGGTAGGCAGGGTAAATCAAACCGAAAAGCCAGCATCATCAAAAGCGCAACATAATACTACAGTTAGTAAACAGAGTAGTAAACAACTTAATATTTGGTGGCATCCTGAGTATGTGAGATTGACGGACGCTTGGGAGGAATGGGTGGACGAACAAAAAACAATTAGAAAGAAACCCTACACTCAGAGAGCTAAACAGATGGCTTTAAAAAGATTAAACGAGTTATCAAAAGGTGACGCTATACAAGCAATTAATATCATTAACCATGCTATCTTGAAATCATGGGACACGTTTTGGGCGCTACCAAAAAACCACACCAACAATGACAAAGGATTTAAAAAAGACAACTTCACAACGGACGGACTTAGCGACTTTATTAAAAACGGATAATTTCCCTACAAGACCAAGTGAGGCTTTTTACGATGGGACAAGTTTACAGGCAGCGGTAAAAGAGTACCCGTCTTTGGTTCGAGGATGGATGCTTGCTGAGGTTGGAAAGTTATGCAAAGACATGGATATGAGTAAAACCTTAAAAAGCGATGAAGAGATTCAATTTTGCTGCCGAAGTATTATCGAAGACCATCCTACGGTTACGTTACAGGAAATGCGCCTTTGCTTTAATATGGTGAGACAGGGAAAGTTTGGGAAACTGTACGAACGTTTAAAAACGGCAGAGATTTTAGATTGCCTACGAAATTACGAGTCAGAAATTAGGACTCAAGTAATTGAAGACCGCATCAGTAAGCAAAGGTCTGAGATGTTTGAGCGCTCGGAACGAAAACTGGAACCTTTAAATTTAAAAGACCTTGTGAAAGATTCACCTTTACCAACGCCACAAGGAGGAGGTACGCGAATTCGCCAGTCTTGGGAAAAAAACAACCACACAAAATGAAAAGAGATTATCTAAGCTATACCGCTTTAAAAGCGTTTGCAAAAAGCCCTGCTCATTATATTCAGTACGTAATGGGAGACCGCGTGGAAACACCGGACATGAAGTTTGGTACTGCGTTTCACAAGTATGTTCTAGAAAGAAACGATTTTGATTCGAGCTACGACGTAATGCCGAAAGTAGATAAAAGAACAAAGGCGGGAAAAGCGGAATGGTCAAAACGGCAAAACGGTTCTAGAGTGGTCATTGATGAATCTGAACTTGCTAGAATTATGGCAATGCAGAATAAAATCGAAGAACATCCGGAAGCAATAAAAATATACGAAGAAGGATTAAGTGAAATTCCGGTGGTTAAGAAGATACACGGAATCGAATTTAAGGGGTGGATAGACCGTACAAATGAGCATGGGACATGGGACCTTAAAACATGTCAAGACGCAAGTCCTAACGGCTTTAAAAAGGCAGCCTACAACATGGACTACTACCTGCAAGCAGCTATTTACTGTGAGCTAACTGGACGCGACCAATTTAGATGGTTAGCAATTGAAAAAACGGCTCCTTACAATGTCATGGTTTATGATATATCACCGGACGCATTGTATTGGTCAAAAGCAAGATTAAAAACATTAGTGAGTAAATTTAAACTTTGGGATGGCAGTCCTGAAAGCTACAGCAATGAAGTTGTGAATTTAGAGCTGCCTTCTTGGGTTTAAGTTACCGAGTCCTATTCGCTCGGTTGGTAGGTCAGGGTGAAACGTCATTCTGACCTATCTTTACTTCATGGCAAAAACTCCAAGACAAAAGCTAGTGGAGAAATTGGACAGGATATACAGCGAGTACGTCCGACTATTCAACACCGATGAAAACGGCTACGGCAATTGTGTGACGTGCAACACCCGTAAATTTTATAAGGATGCCGACTGCGGTCACTTTATCACACGAGCAAAAAAGTCGACGCGCTGGTTGCATCAACCTCCTTTAGTCAATGCATCTTTGCAATGTAAACAATGCAATATGAACGGAGGAGAGCAGTACCTACACGGTCAAATGCTGGACGCAATTTACGGTGAAGGAACGGCAGACGAGGTGTTAAGGTTAAGTAATATCAGCGTGAAGTACTCAGCAGCTGAACTTGCTGAAATGATTGAAAAGTACAAGGTCAAACTGACTAACCTAAAAGTGACGAAATATTTGTGACCTGTGCTGAATTATTCATAAAAGAAAAACACAACGAACTTTTAAACCTTTGTCGGGCTAAGGTTGAAAATGGCGACGATTTATTTCAGGACATTTGTTTATGGGCTTTAGAAAATAAAAAAGCAAAAGAGTTGTGCGAGCGTGACGAGCTTCTCTTTTATATATTGCGAATGATTGGCATCAGTTCTTTTTCAAAAAACTCACCGTATTACTACAAGTACAAAAAGCACAATGAAAACACGCAGCAGTTTCAATCGTATCATCAAAGAGCTGAAGTTGAAGCTGTCCCATTATATGAAAAGGAAATGGAGTGGATTATGGACAAGCTTAAAAACCTGCATTGGTTTGATGCAAAGCTTTTCGAAATCTATTATTGGCACAATCATTCATTAAACACATTATCCAATGAAACAGGAATCTCAAGAAGCACAATCAACAAAAGCATCTGCAAAACGAAAGCGTACCTCAAAAAAGAAGCACAAAGGATTAGGGGACGTAGTGGAATCGGTAGCAGAAGCGACAGGAGTTGCGACGGTGGTAAAGAAAATACTGGGGGATGATTGCGGATGCAAAGAACGAAAGGTTGCTTTAAACAAGCGGTTTTCATTTGTGAAATCAATGACGGGTGAAGAAGCTTCTATTTGGCTTTTTGATTTAAGAGCCGCGTGGAAAGAAGGGCGTATCACAAAACAACAACAAGAGGCGGCTCTCAAGTTGTATGAAAGCGTATTTAGAATTAGACATAAAATGAGTCGTTGTGGCTCATGTGTAAACCAAAAACTAGCTGACCTTGAACAAGCCTACCTCGCAAGTTGTGAAGATTCAACAACTGAAACAAAACCCGAATAATCCTCGGTTCATTAAAGACGACAAGTTTGCGCTACTTGTAAAAAGCGTGCAGGAGTTTCCGGAGATGTTATCAACGCGACCAATCGTCGTAAACAAAGATTACGTTATACTCGGCGGCAACATGCGGTACCGAGCCTGTAAAGAAGCTGGCTTAAAAGAAGTTCCAATTGTAATCGTTGATTGGGACGAAGAAAAACAGAAGGAGTTTGTCATTAAAGACAACGCTGGATTTGGTGCGTGGGATATGGAGATGCTTGCAAATCTCTACGACGCAGAAGACCTTACAGATTGGGGTGTTGATATTGACTTTGCAAACGAACTAGAAACGGAAGCATCAGACGATGACTTTGAAGTAGAGCTACCGCCTGAGTCATTTTTAAAGCGTGGAGATTTAATCGAAATTGGAAGTCACAGATTGCTTTGCGGAGATGCAACCAAGTACGATGACTACGTCAAATTAACCTCCCTAGAGATGTGTGACGCGGTGGTAACAGACCCACCTTACAACGTGAACTACGAAGGAGGTACGGAGCAAAAGCTCAAGATTGAAAACGACCACATGGCGGATAACGATTTCTATCTTTTCCTGCTCGATGCTTTTTCACGTGCGATGGAATGCATCAAACCCGGTAGTGCCTTTTACGTTTGGCACGCAGACACCGAAGGCATCAACTTTCGACTAGCATTGAAAGCAGCCAACATACAAATACGTCAATGTTTAGTATGGGTTAAGAACACACTTGTTATGGGAAGGCAAGATTACCAATGGAAGCACGAACCGTGTCTCTATGGATGGAAAGAAGGAGCGTCGCACCGTTGGTTCACAGACAGAAAGCAAACCACCGTACTTGAATTTGATAAGCCAAGGTCAAGCCGGGAACACCCAACAATGAAACCCGTGGAGCTAATGGCTTACCTTATCAAAAACAGCACAGACAAAGAAGAGATAGTGTTGGACCCATTTATTGGAAGCGGAACTACTATGGTGGCATGTGAGCAGCTGGGACGCTTGTGTTATGCAATGGAGTTAGACCCAAAATATTGTGAAGTGGTCATCAACCGTATGCTTAACTTAGAGCCTAACCTGCAAATTAAGGTGAATGGAAAAGCTTACATACCTAACACATAAAAAAGAATGAACGACAAGAAAAAATCAATGCTCGAAGCTTTGGAGCGTTCTCTAGGTGTGGTGTCAGTAGCTTGTAAGCAAGTAGGCATTAGTCGTTGGACACACTACGATTGGAAAAAGAACGACGATGAGTATGCTAAGGAAGTGCAGGGCATTGCAGAAGCGTCCGTAGATTTTGCGGAAAGCAATCTGTATAAGTTAATCAAGCAAGGCAACCCAAGTGCAACCATTTTCTACTTAAAGACCAAGGGCAAAAAGCGTGGTTATACTGAGTCACAAGAAGTGATTATTAAAGAAAAGAAACCTTTGTCTTGGTTTGACGAAGTGCTGGAACACACCGACCAGACGAAGTCACACTTGCTGGATGAATGAAGCTGGCAAAAACGTACTACGACTGCAAAGCTTCTAAAGCTAAGATTCAAATCCATCAAGGAGGCACGCGTAGCGGAAAGACATGGTCCGTCTGCTTGTGTCTGATTGAGCTTTGCCATTCTAATCCAAACGCGGGAATGGTTATCACCATCTGTCGCAAGACCTTTCCAGCTCTTCGCGCTTCTGTTCTACGTGACTTCATGGAGATATTAGAAACCGAAGGTTTGTACAACGCTAACGACCACAACAAATCGGAAAACCTTTACAATCTGTTTGGCAACACCATCGAGTTTATTTCCGTTGACATGAGCCAAAAAGTAAGAGGTAGGAAGCGCGACGTCCTTTTCTGCAACGAAGCCAACGAGCTTGATTGGGGCTCTTGGCAGCAACTAATTTTAAGAACTACGTGGAAGGTAATCGTGGACTTTAACCCCAGCGACGAATATCATTGGCTTTACGACAAAGTCATACCGCGTGATGACAGCGAGTTTTTTAAAAGCACCTACCTTGATAACCCGTTTTTGCCTAAAGAATTAGTTGAAGAGATTGAAAGGCTGAGAGAAACTGACGAATATTACTGGACTGTCTACGGGCTCGGTGAGCGCGGTGTAAGCAAGGAGGTGGTGTTTCACACGGCAACAACACCAAAAGTTCCTGAGAACGCAAAGCTAGTAGCTTACGGTTTAGACTGGGGTTTCTCAAACGACCCGACGGTAATTGTCGGTGTCTATTTACAAGGCGATGACATTTATATGGACGAACTGCTGTACGAGACAAACCTGACTAACCCGGACGTGGCAAAAAAACTACGTGCCATAGGTGTGGACCGTCGCATGGAGATAATTGCTGATAGCAGCGAACCAAAATCAATTGAAGAGATTCACCGCATGGGTTTTAATATTAAAGGAGCAAAGAAAGGTCCGGACTCGATACGCATAGGTATTGATGCCATGCGACGTTACAAGCTTTACATCACGGAGAACAGCGTTAACTTGCACAAAGAGTTTCGCAACTACAAATGGCAGACGGACCGCAATGGGAAGATACTTAATATTCCAGTCGACCTTTGGAATCACGGAGTGGATGCGGTACGCTATGTTTGTTTGAATAAGCTGATTAAAAAAACTGGTAAATATTACATTCGATGAAATTTGCATTAAAGTTTCCTACCAATTACAACGAAGTAAGCATTCAGCAATACCGCGATATCTGTGAATTGGACAAAAAGTACACGCAGGATATTCATAAGGTGATGGCAACAATTCGCATTCTAACAAAAGCCACCGAAAAGCAAGTGATGTCAATCACAAGCAAGGACATACCTCGCATTGAAAAAGTATTGCTTTGGCTCAAGACACCGCCCGACAAATACGATTTGCAACGAACGTTTGAAATGGATGGCGTGCAGTATGGATTGGTACCCGACATGGAAAACTTATCCGTGGGAGAGTTTGCGGACCTTGAGGTTCTTTGCGAAGATGCGGATGCTAATATTCATAAAGTCATGGCAACTCTTTATCGACCGGTCACACGCACGGTCAATAACTGGTACGAAATTGAGCCGTATCAACCTACCGAAGACAAAAATGAAATGATGCTGAATGCACCTTTTGGCGTTGCAGTAAGTTTGATGGTTTTTTTTTCAACTATCGCAAAACAATTAGTGCGGAGTTTGCCACAATATTCAGCGGAGGTACAGCGAATGCGGTCGCTCAAAAATGGGGGTGGTATCAAATAATCTATCAACTTGCGTCCGGAAATATATTAGATATAGAAAGTGTCACTAACCTAAAGGTACGGGAAGCGCTTACTTTTCTATCATACGAAAAGGATGTGATTATGAGTCAAAAAATAAAAACTAATGGGAACAGTTCAGGACGTAAGTAGAATATTCAAAAACATTGCAACGGCTCACCTGCAAATACAAACGTTTTATGAAAACAACTTTGACGAGCTTGACATCAATAAGATACCGAGCAACGGTTATCCATTGATGTATGCACAGGTGACAAACGCACAAGTAGACGCGCAGTTTACACGTTTAGATTTTGACCTTGTCGTTGCTGACATTGTATTTGAAGAGCAAGCGGAAATCATAAACAACGTCTTAAGTTCTACTCTGCTCATTGTGCAAGACGTAATTGCCGAGCTGCATTTAGCTGCTAGTCAGACCTCTCCAATTTCAAACCCAAACTACACCGTTGATTTACCATTCACCTGTAGTCCGTTTCAGTTTCGTTTTGACAACATGCTGTTTGGATGGTCAACGAACATTAGCATAAACGTTCCCCTGCCAAGCAATCTGTGTGACGCTTTGATTGCGTAACCATGAAAAGTATATCTTTCTACATTAACAACGGGAAAGAAAGGTGGAGGTGTGAAAACTTGACTGTCGTTTACAACAGAATGGGTCGCGATTTAGTTTTAGCTGCTCGGCACTATCTGGACCAAAAAGGAAAAAACGCAACGGGCAATTTGCGCAAGAGTGTGGACTTTCAATATTCCGTCGACGATAAGAACGTTCTAAATATCAGCTTCACATACGAAGGTGCTGATTATTGGATGTACGTTGAGTATGGTGTAGGAGGAGCGCTTGGTGGTCCAGAAAATAAAGCGCCTGATTCTCCATTTAGTTTTGGAAGTGGGTCAGGGCGAAAGGGAGGGTTAAGAGGTGCAATTGACCGCTGGGTTATCACAAAAAAGCTTCCCGGATTCCGTGACGCTAAGGGACGGTTTGTTCCAAGAAAACAGCAGGTCGCAAGGATAAGTAGAAAAATATATTTATATGGTATAAAGCCTACTCCGTTTAGCGAGGAATCACTTACCAAAGTATATGAAAGATACAAGCCGGAACTTGAACTTGCCATGCAAAAAGACGTATCTGAGCATTTTGAAAAAGTAACAGCGGAACCAATTATTATCACAATCTCTTTATAATGGCATTAACCATTCACCAACAGCCAACAGCGGTATCTCTTGCAAGCAAGGCATTTGTAGGAACTTCTGATTATGCAACTTATGTAATTGAAGAAACCGATGCCACCATAATTGCGCAGCCAAGGTTTAGTTATGTCTTACAAGTTTATCAAGGACTCGGTCCTTTGGTTGAAGTTTACGCTGGGTTAAATGCACAGAATTGCGGAACCTTTGAAATTGCTCGTATCCTTGCTGACTACGTAAAATACGATGAGGTTGACTCTACGGGAGCAGCAATTCATGATATCATTGTTGGAACAAACGCCATCAATCTTACAGAAAGTACAATTGCCATTCGACTTGGATGGCGCTACGCGAATAGCATTACTGGCAGCACTTACACTTATTCTTTCACAGCTCCTACAGACCTAGATTTTTGGCAAGGAGGTGTTTATGATTTGCAAACGCCAAGCACCGCAACTCCTCTGAACAGTTACATTCCCAATGATGCGTTTCGCAAAGTTTTTTCTGTGTCTACGACGCATTACGTTGGCGACAATGATTCGGGCATTTTTGCTTTTACAAACAACCTAGACAACACGGTTAACACACAGGTTGTGGTTTGGCAGGTAAGGTATAAAGACGCTGGTGGAACGGTTCTTAGCACGACCGGATTAGTCAACGGAGTTGCCGGGTCTGGAAATACAGACATTACATATTTCTTCTGTGGTCCAGCTAATTTAAAAAACCAAACATTAAACGCAGCAGCGTCTCCCGCTGATGCAGCAAATGCTGGGTGGGACAGTTACGAAATTACCGGATATACTAGCCTGACTTTTACAAACCAACAAACCCAAACATATATTTTCAAAAGGCTCGATTGCAGCAAATACACGTCTTATCGATTGGCGTTTTTAAACGGTTTAGGAGGTTGGGATTATTTGACGTTTGATAAGAGTAATAAAACAACCACAAGTGTCAAGGTAAGTGAATTTGAATCTAGTGGAAGCACAGCCTACAATGCAGGAGCTTCGGGCTGGAACAATTACCCGTGGGAAGGTGGAAGGCAGCAATATGATGTTCAAGGAGTGCAGCAGATGACTTTAAACACGGGTTTTCGAGGTGCTGAAATGGAACCTCTAATAGAAGCGCTGTTACAAAGTCCAAAGGTTTACATTCAGGAATTTGGATGGCTGCCCGTGGTGGTCACAAGTAGAACGGTAACATACAAAGTTGCTGAAAATCAAGAACTTTCTCAATATAGCATTTCGATTGAGTTTGGAAAAAACAACCGCACCCTATGATTCAGTTATTTGCTGCTCGACAATCTACCCCTACCGTATTTGATACTGAGTTGGACACTACGGGGACTCGCTTGGAGTTGAACGTTGTCGTTCAGGACATGAATAACCTCTTAGAACGAAAGTCGCCACATAGCTTAACTTTTGACTTACCGTTTACTGAAACCAACAACAAGTTTTTTAAAGCGTACTATGACCTTAACGCTATTAGCGGGTATAACAAAATCTGGGAGCCACATCTAAAAACTCCCGTTCAAATTAGAGACAATGGAACGAGTCTTTTAGATGGCACCCTACAGCTATTAAGCATTGATAAAACGAGCAAAGTATACAAATGCGTAGTTCTTGGTACGGTTGCTGATGTTTTCTTTAGCATTAAAGAAGCGACGTGGAGAGATATAGTAGGCATAGAACTGGACCATGAATCAACTGCTCAAAACGTTGTAGATAGCTGGGACATAACCAATGACATTACTAATGGCGCTGGAAACGGGGTAGTTGTTTATCCTCTTATTGACAGCGCCAATCGGTTTGAGTCGAATTTTCGCATCTACTTTAACTTCTCGTATTTTAATAATGGTTCAATTGGTGCTGCCGGTTCTGGAATAAACCCAGCTGATTTAAAGCCAGCGGTAAAGGTCCGTTACCTCTTTGAGAAAATAGTTAATTATGCTGGTTACGCTGTCAACAGTACGTTTTTCAATTCTGATAGATTTGATAACCTTTACATGGCTGTTGGAACTGAGTTTGAAAACCTTATATACCGAGCTTTATATGGATTTAACGTTGGCAGAACAACAAATCTAAGTTGCCCGGCAAACACAGCCACAGCAATTGCATTTACAGACGAGTCATCTTCAGGACATTATGACCCTGACAATTTAATTGTAGGTGGTGTTTTTGTAGCACCAGCCGCAGGGAGTTACCAATTCCATTTTTCACTTAATTTCTCCACAGGAGGTACAGGCACTTTTAACTTGCAGTTGCAGATTGTCGCAGGAACAGAGAACTACAGCGTAAACCAAACATATAATCAAGGAACGACAAACAACCTAGGTGTTAGCATTGGAGTAACACTTACGCAGTCACAACAGGCTCAAGCATATATCATTCACAATGCCAGCACAAGCCTTACGGTTCTTTCGGCAGGAAGTGAATGGTCAATGGACACCTACGACATAGGCGGCTCTAGCCAAACGTTAGACATGCCTGAAATGCTTATCACCGACGGAGTCAGCGCCTTTTTTAAAAATGTAATTCAGTATTTTAATTTAGCCTTTATTGAGTATGAAGACGACCCCACTACAATCGTCGTAGAACCTTGGACTGATTTAGTCCAAACAGGCAACAAAAAGGACTGGACAAATAAAATAGACCGTTCTCAATCATTGGTTGTTTCTCCAACAACTGAATTTCAAAAAAGCCTACGAAAGTATATTCATTCCGATGAATCTTCGAATTTGTTTGGAATTGCACAGCCGATAAATGGTGATTGCATTATAACAAATGACAACGAATTTGCGACTGAAGTTGATGAGTTTCGCTCCATATTTTCCGTGCTTAGGTTGACTCGCATACCTACTTCTAACGGCGTATATTCACTTAATAGTGTGTGTGACGCGCTGATACCCATTGGTTATGATAAAGAGTATCAAACAACAACCTACAAACCTTGGTTGGGATATTACAATGGACCACAGCAGTTTTTAGCAAACGACGCTTCAGTAACGTATTTCGTTGACACCGTGTCAACTAATCAATTTCCCTTTTTTGATAACTACAACGAGTTTCCCACAACGTCGAACACCATCGGGCTGACGTTTGTGCCGTATTCGTTTACAGGATTGGTTACTAGTTACTATTTTACTGCGTCTTGGAATGTTGACTACTGGACATACAAGAACTATCACCAACGAGTAGTAACCAGCCTTCGGGACAAGACGGCAAAAATCCTTGATTGTTTTTTGCTTTTGGACCCACAAGATGTTCAAGATTTAAAGTGGAACGATAAAATATTCATTGACCAAGATTACTACCGGGTGATTGAATTGGGAAACTTTTCAGTTGGCAACAAGCGTCCTGTAAAAGCGCGATTAATAAAAAGCGTAGAAGGAGCGCAAAGCACTTGTGGTTTAAATTGGGTCAGTTCTAATGCTGACGGGACGACTAATTGGGAAGACGCAGCAGGCGCTACATCACCAACTCAGATTTGCTGCGAGGAGAATGGTTTAATGTGGGACGAGGCAACGGGAACGTGCCGATGGAAGAGACCAACACGACCAACCAACGAAGACGATGTGGCACCTGTCGAGGAAGATGGAGGTATTGGTGGTGGCATTTTTGGTGATGGATTTCAAGTTTCTCCGCTAACAAATTATTCTTCAAACGGAGTTTCGATTGGTGGCTACTCAATTCCAATTCAAGGTTTAGCAGATGACACAACTTCTTACGTTGATTTAACCACAGATGGTATTTCACCATTTACGATTAACTTAAGGCTTGCCCACACCTATCAGGTAAATTTAAGAGTGACTGGAATTGAAACGAGTACCACAGGTGTGTTCGGACAGACGGCTGTTGCAGAGTTTACTCTTGCCTACAACTATAATACGACAATTGCACGAGCCGTGGGGACCGTTCAAACAGTCATGAGTACAGGCGATTGGACAATTAGTGTTCAGCCTGTTTCAGCAGGAACAAGTGCAGCTACGTTGTCTTTTCAAGTACAGGGTGTTGCAGGTCAAACGACAGTTTATAGTGCCATTGCAAACGTTATGGACGTCGACTTAAGTAGTCATTACATTCCCGCACCTGCTGGCTCAGGCGACGCTTTATGGCAGGACGGAAACACTATTGCATTCCAAAATGGAGACGAAATGATATGGAACGGATGAAGACATATATTAACAACGTAGGAAAATCAATTGTGCCGTCAATTAAAATGGCGCAAGCGAAAAGGCAGAAAGGTCATGCGGTGTGGTTAACCTTTTACGGTTACTACTCACTTCGCGTTCATTGGTTTAAAAAAATAAAACTCGCAATTCAAAATGTCAGAGGAGCTAAAATTTAAAGGTGAGCTAGAAGCCCAAGAGGTCATAGATGGTCTTGATGAGATAGACCAATCTATCAAAAAGACAAAAGAATCAGCCGAGGGACTGGATGGTGAGCTGAAAAAAACTCGTAACACCAATAAGAAAAAGGACTGGAAAGGACTCGTTGATATTTTTCAATCAGTCCTGCCGCGTGGCTTACAACGGTCTATCAGGGGTTTTATGGGGACTTCACGTTCAGTCAAACGTGCCAGTACGTCTTTTAAGATTCTAGGCACTTCCATTGCTGCGTTAGGCATTCCTTTGTTAATACAGGGATTGACGTGGCTTATTGCTAACTGGGATAAGGTTTCCGATTTCTTCACCGGGACTTCAGAGGCAATGAAGTTCCAAGCGAAACTTACGGACGAAGCAACAAACACCTTAGTTGAATTCAATCTTCGCAACCAGCAGTACATTGAAATTGTCAATGATTCAACGCGCAGTATTGAGGAACGGACACAAGCCCAAAAAGAGTTAGCAAAAAGCTCACAGGAGGTTGCCGATTTAGATATTACACAAGCAGATGATTTAAATACACTAAATGAGGCTGTACAACGAGCTTCGGATTTAGAAGTTCTGCGTACTGACCGACAGCAAATAGCGCTGCGAATTGCCGACAAAAGGAAAGAGGTTAGAAACGCGGAGTTGTCTTGGTGGGACTACATCACCATTTCAATGCGCGGTGCGAGTAGTGCTTATGGTGCGGTGAGCGATAAGATGAATGAGGCAGCGCAAGAAGCAGATGCTTTGCAACTTCAGTTGAACGGTGTTATAGAGCAGCAAAACAGAATAAATGCTGAGATTGAAGAAAATCTTCGATTGAAAAGAGAAGAAGCTGAAGCAGCAAGACAAAAGGAAAAAGATGATGCAGCAGCAGCTAAAAGACTTCAGTATAGAATTAAGCTGCAAGACGAACTGAACGACAAAGAAGAGTTGTATGGTCTTGAAGGTTTGATGCGAGAAACCAAATTGATGGAGCAGCAGTTTCTGCGACAGAAAAAACAAGCTGCCGCGTCAGGTGCATCAAAGACGCAGCTAGAACAGATGGAGGAGCAATTTTATATTGACCTCGCTCTGCTTCAAGACAAATACTACAACGAATCAGAAGAAAAGAGAAAAGAGGACGAGGACAGAAAGAAAGAGGCAGCCGACCTAGCATACCTTGCTGCTCAAGATGCTGAAGACCGCCTTGATAAATTCTTAGAATACAGTCGACTTGAAGGAGAAGACCTGCGCTTTGAAAAAGAAAAGGACGCTATTGTTCAGGCTTACGAGGAGCGATTTGCTTTGGCGGTAGATAATGCCGAATTAACTAAAGAATTAGATGCTCAAATGAGGCTTGACATAGAACAAGCACAAAAGGAGCATGACCAAGTTCTTGTAGACCAACAGTTAAAAACCGACAAAGCAAGACTTACTGCACAGAGGGAGTTTATTGATACCAGCCTGAACGCACTCGGCAGTTTAATTAGAGCTGGTGAAAACAATGAAGCAACACAAAGAGCGTTTGCTGTAACTGAGATATTAATTAATCAGGGACGAGCTTTTTCGTCTGCTTTGGCAGGCGCAACTGCTGCGGCAGCCGCAACGGGTCCAGCAGCACCGTTTACGCTTGCGGGATACATTGCGAGCATGGTGGGCGCTTTAACATCCGGATTTGCACAAATTAAAAGCATCATGAGTCAGGCAGATGCCGACGTCCCCGACCCAAGTGTTGACAATTTAGGTCGTTTAAATACCGTCCAACAAACACTAGTTCCAGAGGGTAATGAAAATCAAAACTTTACAGGAGGTAATATGATTGGTGCTGGTCAGGCGTACGTTGTGCAAAGTCAGCTTGAGGGACAGCAAATGCTGCAAGCAAGAATCAATGCGCAAACAACATTGTAAACAACCTTATATCTAATAACATGAATGGACGTAGATTAATCGAATTAGTGATTGAAGAGGACCACGAAATGTTTGGTGTTGAAGCCATTAGTTTAGTTGAGTACCCCGCTATCGAATCTAATTGGGTCTTTTTTAAAAAGCAAGGTTCTAAGGATTTGAACCAAACGATGGTTAGCTTGGCGGCAATTGACGAAGAGCAAAGGACGCTCGTTGGTGCAGCCTTAATTCCTGAAAAGAAAATCAGTCGTTACGACGAAAGTGCGGATGAGGAGTACGACGTGTACTTCAGCAAGGAAACAGTTAAGAGAGCAAGTGAACTTTTTCTTGAGCAAAACAGAACGAACCAACACACGTTTGAGCATCAGACGGCGGTAGAAGGAGTGTCCGTTGTTGAGTCTTGGATTGTTGAAGACCCGGAAAGAGATAAGTCGGCTTTATATAATTTAGAGGTACCTGCTGGTACTTGGATGGTCCGCGTCAAAGTGGACAATGACGATATGTGGCAGAAAGTCAAAGAAAAAAACGTTCGAGGATTTTCTGTGGAGGGGTACTTTGCAGATAAGATTACGGAAATGAACAAACCTAAATCCATGCTAAGTCGAATATTTCAGGCGCTGCGCAAGCGAAACTTTTATCAAGAAGCTCGTATTCAGGGCGGGTTGGTGATTGCAACTGAAGCAGAGGATTTTACCTCCGGTGTTGACGTTTTTCTTTTAGACGAAAAAGGAGAGCCCACCGAATTGCAGAACGGAAACTACACCACCATTGCTGGTATTCCTTTTGAGGTTTTTGGGGGAACGATAACTAATTGGGACAACGACACCAGCGTCATTGAAGAAGAGGTTGTACCCGTAGTTGAGGAGTCGGTTGCGGTGGAATTGGACCAAATGAAGGTTGCTTATTACAAGCACTATCTCAAGAATAAGTTTGCACGTTTGTACAATTAACCTTACTTTAGTAAAAAAAAAGAGCATGGCAATTGTACAAGTAATACCACCAAACGGCAACGACTACGAAGTTGAGTTGCAAGACAACCAGCTTAGACACTTGCAGGAATTGGTCGATGGATACATTGAAGTCATATACATTGGAGCAGGTGAGATTGCAGTTGTTAACGAGGAGGGAGCTTTACCTCCGCGTTTAGAACCAAATCACCCTGCAACCCGAATGACGGGTCTACCCACAGTTCTTCACGGCACAGTTGTAATAATGCATCAAACAGATTTAGATTAATAGAAAGCATGCCAAGACTTAAAGTTTACGAGAGCGACATTATAAACTTAGCAGAAATCATTGAAGCTGAGTTTCGCGTTCGAGCAAAACCGTCAAGACAAATGATTAATCCTTGGATTGCGGTGTACGACATTACCGATAGAGAAGCTGATGACATTGCCGACGAAATTGAAAGCTTAGGAATTTGGGGTGTCACATTTGATTTTGATGATGGTGACGAGGTTTATTTTTACATTCAAAGATTAAGATAGAACTATGGACAAAAGAGTTTATAACGGAATTATTGATGACATCGAGTCTTACGGCTTGGTGGCTTTAGACATGGGTAACGAAGGAAGTGAAGGCTTTATTTTAGTTGAGACAAGCGGTAATCAAAGCGCAGAGAAGAATATTCGTTTTGTTTTGGAGAACTGGCAGTTCAACGGATACATTTCGGACTTCAATATTGAGACCGAATTTGGCTTTGACTATCACGTACAGATTTACGCAAATGCTTATTGAAATCAAAGGATTAGAGTTTAACGAGGTACATGATTACCTTGATTCTCGTGACGCCGGCGAAGGCGATTTAGATATTTACATTGACGACTACGGTTATGTAGATGCTGAAGAGGGAGACTATCGTCGGTTAGTTGAAATCACCATGAACTTGGATTTTGACGAAGAAGAGTCATTTATTGAGGTTATCGAAGACTTGGCAAAAGAGGAACCTGACGCGGAAATTAATTATCTATAACAACAGAGATATGGAATTTGAAATTTACGGATGGGGACCAAGTTTAAACGCCCTCGAAGACTGGATTGATGACTGGATGGTTAATCATGATTTACCATATTGGTCAGATGTAGGAGAAGTAAGTCGTATTGACAATGAAGTCTTTCTTTGGACATGGGATGACATGAGAGAGCAGGGTGCGTGGGTTATGGACGATTTGATGGATGATTACGGCATGGTTAGCGTACAGCAAACACGATAAACAACAGAGATATGTACGAAGAAGTATTTGATTTTTTACAAGAAGTTTTTCTAAACGTTATTGAAGATGGTGACGGAACTTTTCGCGTTTCAGGCGAAGACCCTAGTGCAAAATACAATGGGCGTAGAGCCTTGGATTATTATGCTACAAGTAGTGATTACGACTTAGGCGTTTATTTGCCGTTTTTAGAGGAACTAGAAGACATGGGTTACTTTGTCGAATGGTGGGATGCAGGAACTGCGATTGTCGCACCACTTTAAACAAAAGAGATATGAAGATTTTAGAACAATTTTTAAGCGGTGCATTGCAAAGCGAAGCACTAGGTGTGGTTTATGTTTGTTTGGAAGATGCAAATGCGCATTCTGAAAACAGAAAATTAGAAGAAGTATTTCGGAACATTGATTATTCGTATATGCCCTACCGAGCTGCGCAAGACGTTTCAAGTGCCGTTGGTTACAGCATAAACAAATTAATAGATGAACTAATCGATGCTTTAGATGCGACTGGCTTCCCGGATATAGCTGATTTTTTATCGCAGTTTTAAGCAACAGAGATATGAATACAACAGAAGAGATTGCACACGAATTTAAGCGCATGGGTTACATCATTAATTTTATGGACAATAGAATAATTGACGTAATGAAGCTAGATTTTAGCTATTGGACGAATGATGAGTTGGACGAGTTATACGAAGTAGCAGGTATGTATGATAGCGTTCGCGTCATTCAACTTCGCCATGAACCTAGCATTGCCCAAGTCGAAGTAGGGGTATAAACAACAGCGATATGATTGTAGAAGATACCATTCAGATGATTAGTGACTTAATCGATGACCGAACAGTTAATGAATTGTACGAGGAGCGCGGGAATAGTTTTATACGCGAACAGTACGACCACTTAGTTTTCGAGGTTTATAATTATGCTGAAGACTCAAGCGCATTTTTTAAAAATACTGTTTTAGACATCGTTGATGAAATCGAAGATAACGGCATTGTAGTTTTTGATATGTATAACCAATCAGGCGTTTATGTTATTGAAACAGCAAAAGGATAAAAAACGAAGACATGAATTTTGATGATAGAATAGACCAACTTTATCACGCAGCAGAATTGCTTGAAGAAGTTATTGAATTGGTTGATGGAGCCTTAAGCGGAACAAATGAATACAATCAGGCTAACGCTTATATTCTACCTCACCTTAAGGATTGGCACGACAATCCAAGAAGCGGTAACATGGGAATCATTCAGTACGCCGAGTCCCTTGAAGAAGAACGAGATTACTTAAATTCACTAGCATGATTAAGCATGATATAGAGTGGGCTTTCTATGAGGTAAGTGAGACGCAAGACTTACTTGCAAGGGTGAACAGCGAACTTGTCAATGGATATGAGAACAATGCCTACTGGCTCATAATGGATTCTATTGATGCAGGTGAAATTCCTGAACACGAATTTTGGGTTTACGAAAGAATACTCAGCGAAATTTAAATATTACGAAAGCATGGCTGTAATACAAGACATTGAATATTTCAAAGAGATGCTCGATAGAGAGCTAGGATTTGACGTACGAATGGAGAAGCAACGAGGGACTCAATATGAGATAACTTTGTTTGGAGCTGCTCAGGAAATCGCCAATGGCTACATGGCTTTTGAATACGAGCTAGATTATTTAGCTGATGACGCCAACGTTGAGATAGTAGCTCACGACTACGATGGCTCAGATTATTACATTGTGATTCGTTAATCGTAGTGGAATGAGCGTTGCTAGAATTTGGGATGTTTGGACCAACACCGCTGAGGAAGAGATGCTCATCCTGCTCCAAGAATTCATTCAGGACTTTTCGTATGATAAGAATTTCTTGTGGGCAATAAGGAGGATTGAGCGATTCTTGTTGGACGGGCAATTTGAGGAGGCAGAAGAATTGTTTGAAGAATACTACCCGTCAACTTTAGGTTTTGTTGAGTACTCTTTGTTCCGGCAACTACTTGAAGAGATGGAAGATGAACAGTATTATATTTACTAAAAATAAAACCGATGTTTGGAAAGAAGCAAAAGTTTGAAGAAGACGTTGTTGAAGAAACAACTACAGTCGTAGAAGAGACCGTCCCGGATTCTCATGAACAATTTATTAACCTGCTCGTCGAAATGGGACTAGAAGCCGAGCAAGCAGAAGCAGTACATCAAATGGCTATGGATTTAGTAGATGCTGGAGGTGCCGAAGTAGTAACTGAAAGCACCACAACCGAGGTGGCAGCAAGCCGCCAAAATCGTGCATTAGCGCGTAACCGTCGTCGTCGACGAGGAGAGTATCAAAGTGACCGACGTCGTGGTCGTCGAGCAATGTCGGAGGAACGAGCGCCAAAAAGAGAACGAGGTTCTCGCGAAGAGCGTTTCTCAGGTCGTCGTCGATTTTCAGAAGACCGCATGAAGCGCAGGTTGTTTGAAAAAATGCGTGAGTTGCGAAAAGAAAATGAGGAGTTGAAGGCGCAGTTAGGTCAAAACCCAGCTGCAACTAAGTTATCTGTTAACCCAACACGTGGGGTGCAGAAGTCAATAAAGACAGACAACTTTACTGGCGTTAAGTCACGTGCTTTTGAAATGATGCAAAATCTAATGAAATGAGTTACAATTCATTAACTAGAAGTCGTCGCAGGAATTTTGACATTGACGTAGCTGCTAACACCTACGCAGGTGAATTGGCACTTCCGTTTTTGACTCCTGCGCTAAAGGCAAATGACACGATTGCCAAAAACTATGTTCGTGTTCTTGATGGCGTTCACTATAAGGCTGTAATTCCAGTACAAAGCGCAACAGACACAATTCAGGCTGCTGGTTGTGATTACGCCGACGGTGCAAACCTTGAGTTGAATGAGGCAGTTCTTACTCTTGACGAGTTGATGGTAAATGAAACTATTTGTCGTGGAACCGTGTACCCTACGTGGCACGGAGCAGCGACAGCCATGGCGACTACCGATTACATGACTCAAGAGTTTAAAAACTTTACTTTGGGTTTGACGGCAGCAAAAACAGCTGAGAACTTGGAGAACCTCCTATGGTTGTCTGAAACAACTGGCGCTATTTACGCTCAAGGATTCTTGTCTAACGACGGAGTATTTGACGAAGCTGGCTTTGACGCAGGTGTTTTGGCAGGTGCAAACGAAGTAACGGTTAACGCAATTACTGCGGCTAATGTTATTACTGAAATCGGTACTGTTTACGCTGCTACTGCAAACACAAAGCCGGGTGTATTGAGCAAAGCAGATGTTGGCATTTATGTCGGTACAAAAACAGCTGCTCTTTATCAGCAAGCACTTGCAACTGCTGGAGGTCAGGGTTATCAAAACAATGTTACCCTACAGTCGTTTGGCGAACTTAACTACCTTGGTGTTCCAATTCGCGTTTGTCCCGGCATTCCTGCTGATTGCATTCTCGTTGCTAGTCAAGAGAACTTAGTGGTTGGTACAAATTTGGGGACGGACCTAAGCTCTGTGAGCTGGATTCCTGCTTACGAATTTGACGGAAGCGATAATATTAAAATTGTAATGCGAATGGCAGTCGGTGCAGCTGTTGGTGTCGTGGGTGACGTCTTTGTTGGCGCTACATTCTGGACATAACAGATGCCTTGCGTAATTAGCACAGGTCGTTTAATTAGTTGTAAAGACCAAGTTGGAGGTATCAAAACGGTGTGGTTTATGAACTACGCTGATATTTCTCAGGACATTACAGTTGACGCGACGACTCACGCTTTAACCGACATTGGCGTTCAAACCGTATATCAATATGATGTACAACCTGAAACTGCCAGCATGTCAATCACCATCAGCCAGTCGAAAGAAAACGGCACCACGTTTTACGACCAAAGCTGTGAAGTTGTGTTGCATAAGTTGACTCCTGAAGATGAAGATAACATTCGTCTTTTAACATGGGGTCGACCAATTATTTTTGTTCTTGACCAAAACAACCAAATCTTTATGCTTGGAGCAGAAAACGGATGTTCTGCATCTGGAACTATTCAAAGCGGTACAGGATTTGGAGACATGAGTGGTTATCAATTATCATTCAACGGAAAAGAACAACAAGCCTACTATCAGTTTGCAGCCGGAGCCACTCCGTTTGCTAACTTGTCTAGCACAGTAACTGTGGTTCTTGGCACCTGATTTGTTTTGGTGTGGTTACCAATTGAAAGGGGGGCGGCTGGAAACGGCTGTCCCCTTTTTTATATTTAAAGATGATGATACAGCTGAGTCAAACACAAGAGCGCAACTTCTACTTAGATTTTAGCGCAACCGATTATGGATTAAGCCTTTACCAATTCACCTTTACTTCAATGTCGACAGGCAGCGATTCGAACTTTTTGTTAACACCCGTAAGTAAAACGGGAAGGGCTTATAAATTTCTTTTTAATCTGTCATCGTCAGAAAGTTTGTTCGCAGGGCAGTATATTGTGCGTGTGGTACATCTTGGGTTAGGATACGTCACTACAGTTACGGCTTATGTTCAAGGGTCTATTTTAGTTTCGGGTGGTAACTTTACAGAGTATCAATCAACCAACACCACAAAATACTTCGAAGGATGAAAAAGAGTCAGTTTAGTGTTCTTGATTATCGTAGCAACAACATACCAAAGTTTGGTGATGCTTCAAATCAGGATTGGATAAGCTTTGGAGTTGACAATCTTTACCCATATTATCTAGAGGAGCTGTACTCTAGCTCAAGCATGAACGGAGCCTTGATAAAAGGCATCGCTGACATGATTTACGGTGGTGGGTTAGACAGCGAAACAAAGGACCAGCACGTTGACGAATGGTTAAGGTTGCAGCGATTATTTGGGGACGGTGAAGTTTTAAAAAGGGCTTGCTTTGATTTAAAGTTGTACGGCAACTGCTACCTAAACCCAATTTGGTCACAAGACCGAAAAACCATAGCTGAAGTGCATCACGTTCCTGCTTCTAATATCAGGACAGGAAAAGCGGATGACCAAGACAACATCAAGGAGTTTTATTTTTCTCCAAATTGGGCTGAAGCAAATAAACCTCAATACACTCCACAGGCGATTCCAGCTTTTTCAACGGATGACAGGACAGCGCCTTCTCAAATAGTACAAATCAAACTGTACAACCCGATTAGTTTTTCTTACGGATTGTGTGATTACGTGGGCAGCACTAACTACATAGAGCTTGACAGAGATATTTCAGAATTTCATCTTTCTAATATTAAGTCAGGCTTGATGCCCTCTATGTTAATCAACTTTCACAATGGCGTACCAACGGATGAGGAACGGATAGAAATTGAACGCGGTTTGTATCAAAAGTTTGGAGGAGCAACTAACGCAGGAAAAGTCCTTATTTCCTTTAATGATAATGCAGAAGACGCACCGAGCATAGAGCCCATTCAATTGGCTGACCCACACCGTATGTACGAATACCTTAGCAAAGAAGTCAGTTCTAAAATTTTATCTGGTCACCGGGTTACCAGTCCTTTGCTTTTTGGACTGCGTGACACCGGAGGTGGATTTGGAAACAATGCCGATGAAATGCGTGATGCCTTTGATATATTTCAAACAACAGTCATTGACGGATTTCAAGAGCAAATCCTAAATGGCATTCGTCCTATTCTTGCTGCCGCCAGCTTTACCATTCCTTTGTTTTTCCAAAAATATGTCCCGGCAAGTTTCATCACAAAAGAAGAAGTGGTGACGTCTAATCCTACCGCGTATAATTTTGAATCGTTAAAAAAAAAAGACAAGGAAGTAGTCATCAGTTATTTGAAAACGAAGAACGCGAAGCCGGGAGCGGACTACTATCTGATTAAGTCAGAGAGCGTGTACGACGCACAGTTTGATGAATTCCTTCACTCTAATAAAAGGAGACAGTTCGACATAGAAGAGCCTTCAAAAGAGCCGTATGACGTAATTGGACCTAAAGGATATCGATACTCCGTTCGGTATTATTATGAAGAGACGGCACAAACTCCTGCTCAAAGCAATGCGAGTCGTGATTTTTGTCAAGAAATGATGGCTTTGTCAGATAGTGGTTTTGAGTACAGATATGAGGATATACAGGAGATGGAAGGTGAAAACATAGAGTTTGCGCACGATGGCAAACCCTATAGTATTTGGAGGCACAAAGGAGGTATCTACTGTAGACACGGCTGGGTCCGAAACATTTATATATACGCTCCGGACGGCGAACCAACTGAGGTCGAAACGATTGAGTACATTTCAGATTGGGATAACGAAATGAAACGCGTCGGTAACAACTTTTTAGTTGCACAGCCCGGTGAAGAAATTGTAGCACCAATTGACACAGCGACAAGAGGTGCTTACCCATAAATAAGAAAACATGGCAACGCTATATACATCCCCACAAACCTTAAAACGAGACACAGCGCTAGGTACGTCTGTCGATGAAGATTTGCTTCGCCCGTACATTCGCATTGCGCAGGACCGCTGGATATTACCTGCTTTAGGAACCAAGCTAGATGAGCATTTGAAATCTCATATTGACGCAGGTACTTTAATTGGAAACAACCTAATTCTTGTAAGAGATTACATTCAACCGTCTCTAGTGCAACTGGCTTTTTGTGAAGTTGCATTTGTAGTTCGTTTAAGATTCAGCAATAATTCTGTCACCGTTGCAGACAGCGAACAAGGCGCAAGCGCTCAAGCATCTGATATTAAATTAGTTACGGACCGAGCGCAACAAATAGGTTTGTTTTATAGAGAACGCCTGATGGATTATTTGTGTGATAACACAGCGTTGTTTCCTTCTTACAATCAAAATACGGGAAGTGACCTTTCTCCAAATCGAGATAATTATTTTGGTGGAATCAATATATACCCTAATGCAATTCCAGACAGACGACTTCAAGCAATTGCCGCAGCCATCGGTGCGTCCAGCGTCGATTAAAAATCATCAGAAACTAAAAAAATATCTGAATAAATGTCAGCCACAAAACTTACCAGTAAAGCGGTAGCTACAACAGTTGCAACGAATGACATTGCGATGGTCGTTGACGTTTCCGACACCACAGGAGATGCAAACGGAACAAGCAAACAAATCACCATTGCCAATCTTCTTAAGGTTTCAAATTTAAGTGACGTTAACGCATCCGCTCCCGCTGACAACATCGTATTGTCTTACGACACGGCTACAAGCAAATACATAGCGGACACGCGACTTACTACGCTATACACAGAATTTAGAAATGGTACGGCGGTAAATGTATATGCAGACGGAACAACTGCAACGCAAGGAAG